ATACCATCGCTTAAAAGAACTGTAATGAAGGATTTTAAGGATGTGATGCAATTGCTGGATATATGGAATGAAAATGATTTTAATATATCAGATAGAATATATTCTTTTTATAACGATTCAATAATACAATTCATATCAACGGATGATGCTGAAAAGCTAAGAGGATTAAAATCAACAATACTTTGGTTAGAGGAAGCAAATGAGATAGATGAAGAATCATACTTCCAGCTACAAATTCGTACAACAGGTCCAATCATATTAAGTTATAACCCTACTGTATCACCATATCATTGGATAAGAACTATGAGTGATTGTAGCAGATTCTTTACAACCTATAAGAACAATCCTTATTTAGATTACAATGTTAAGAAAGCAATTGAGGAATTAAAGCAAACCAATCCAAAAGCATGGAAGGTTTATGGTTTAGGAGAATGGGTAGGTAATGAGAAAGCTATATTTGAATTTGCTCAATGTGAATGGTTGCCGGATGATGCAGAGTTTGTAGCATTTGGTTTGGACTTTGGATATAGCTCAGACCCTACTGCATTAGCTAGTATTTGGAAATACAATAACGAGCTATACATTGTAGAGCATTGTTATGAAAGAGGAATGGTGACAAACGATATAGTAACTATGTTGAAAGGAGTAGTGAATGGTAGAGAGGAAATTTTTGCAGATAGTGCAGAACCAAGACTAATAGAAGAATTATATAGAGAAGGATTTAATATAAAGCCTGTAATCAAAGGAAAGGATAGTATTAACTTTGGTATTCAGGTAATGCAGAACTATAAGATAAACATACCTAAGACATGTCAGAATCTAATCAATGAGTTCTATTCGTATGAGTGGAGTAGTGATAGGTTCGGTAAGCAATTAGATAGACCAATAGATTTTAATAATCACTTAATAGATGCAGCTAGATACGCTTCAATGATGAAGTTAAGTAATAAAGCAACATCAGCTGGAAAATATATAATAAGCGTAAGATAATGAAAACAGCAATACTATTAGGAGGACCATATCGTTCACAAGATTGGATAATGGAAAAGCATTACGAAAATATTGGAATGTATGATACATTTTTATCATGTAGAGAAATTGATGTTGAAGATTGGATTAAAAGTAAATGGAATATAAAAGAAATTTATATAACTCCTGAAATAACTAAAGATGAACTTTCATTTGATAGATTGACTAGTAATAATAGTGAACAGGCCAAATGTATTTTGAATAATTTATATTGGCAGTATAAAAATATTGGTAATTGTTGGAATAATTTACCAAAAGAATATGACATTTATATAAAAAGTAGGTGTGATATGGTATATGATACTAAATTAGAAATAGGATTTGATAATATAAAAGATGATGAAATATGGTGTCCATCTAAAACATTTTGGGGATTTCAATGGGTTGGAAATGGATTTTTTAATGACCAATTATATATTGCAAAAGAAAATGTAATGAACTTTGTTGCTTCTTTTTATAATGAAGCACATAGTTTAAATAATTCAATTGGAATAGAAATTAGAAAAGAGTTATTTAATAATCAGATTGTAGAAACAGCATTCATACTTTGGTTAGCTAATTGGGATATAAAACAAAAAAAGTTTGAATACACATATACAAAGAATCACTTTGGATGGACTAATATGGAATATAGTAGAAACAAATATAAATAATATGGAAAAAGAATTAGATTTAGACAACCTTACAAAAGAGGATTTTATGGAGATGGCAACTTATGTAGCTCATGTGGAAAGAGAAAGAGTTACTATGTTTGAAGAATTAAAGAAGACTAAGGCTTACTTAACTGCTACCTTACAACAAAGGAATTCAGCAGAGATGAAGTACCAAGCTCTATTAGAACAAAGAACACAACCAATAGTACCATTGACAGAAGTGACTGTGGTTAATACTGAATTAGATTTAATTAACCCAGAACAATGGGCAGTACCTAAAGGTAAAGTGATTACAACACCAAAATCAAATAAGATATAATGAAGCAAGAAATTAAAATAGAAGTACCTACTAAATGGAGTGCAGTAACTCTAAGCAAGTATTTAGCCTTAAGAAAAGATTTGGACACGTATGCTGGTGAAGAAGAAGCTATAACGGCTTGTTTGTTTCATCATCTATGTGATTTTCCATTAGAGTATATACAGCAATTGAACATAGATACATACATTGCTATTAGACAGGATTTAATTAACTTCTTTAATAATATAGATTTACCACTACAAAAGTTTATCCAAATAGATGGAGTAGAATATGGGTTTGAGCCTGATTTAAGTAGAATGGCTTATGGTGCTTATGTAGATATCAGCAAATACGAAACCTTTGAAATAAATGAGAAGTGGGCTGAGATAATGAGCATACTATATAGACCTCTTATTAAAAAGACAGGTAAGCTATATGATATTAAAGCATACGATGGTACAATAGATGGAGAACCTTTTATGAATGTCAGTATGGATATTCACTTTGGCACACTTTTTTTTTTGAAAACTTTATTAAAGGACTTGCTGAAAGATACCCAGAAGTCTTTGATGGAATTGACGGTAGTACCTCAGAACATCAAATCCGTTTTGGAAAAAAATGGAAATCTTATTCAAGCCTTGTCCAACTCGCACAAAACGATATAACACGCTTTGAAGAAATAACTAAAGAACCATTGGAAAAGTGTTTATTAATGTTAGCATATCAGGCAGATGTAGCATACTTAGAAGAACTTATGTATAAGGAAGCTGTGAGGAAAGGGTAAGTTCATAACTTTTATTCCTTTAGTTGTTAAATCTAAAAGAAATCAGATGAAGCTTAGAACTGTTGCTACTCCGAAACCAAAACCACAGCCAACCTCATCGTTCAGTTCACCAAGAAAAGGTAATAGAACGGGATGTTTATGTAGAAATAAGAACACTTATTCTCAAAAATGTTGTGACAAGAGTATGGGAGCACAGGGAATAGGTTTAATTTATCCACCAGCAAAAGAAATATAATGCCAACACCAGCGAGTAATCAAAATCAAAGGAAGAATTCAGGCGTTTACTTCGGTCCAACTAGAGGTAGAGCAATTCCTCGTAATAAGCGTAGAGCTTGTTTATGTGAAGATTCGGACACTTATTCTATGGACTGTTGTGATGGTGCGCTAATAGGACAATCTATCGGCCAAACGCAATCGGCTGCAAAACAGCAAGGAGCATTTAGTAGAGGATTTTCTAGTGGATTTGATATTGGAAATGTATAAAACAAAGATATAAAGTATGTCTCAATTAAATAAAACGCAGTTAGAAGCGGAAAACCAAAGTAACTTTCCAAATAATAATTTTGGATACATTACACCAGCCCTATTAAGAGGATTCAATACTGATATGATTGATTCTTTAGTTGATGAAGGACAATATAATATTGATTCAGCATCAGTTTCAGGCAGTATAGCAATGTTAGAAGCACAGGTGGATGGATTAGTATTATCTGGTAGTGGTGTTGTAATATTAGATGAAGGTATATCATTAGGTTCAGCTACATCATTAAACTTTGTTGGACCTACAATTCAAGTAAGTGTAACTGGTTCAACTGCTAACATATATGCAAATACAAGTGGGTTAGCAACAACTGGTTCAAACGTATTCTCAGGCTCACAATATATTACGGGTAGTAGTGGAATTACAGGTTCTTTTTCTATTCAAGGTGATTTAATTATAAACGGAACATCTTATAACGCAGCAACAAGCGGAACATCAGGAACTTCTGGAACTGGTGGCACATCAGGTACTTCAGGTACAAATGGTTCGCAAGGTGTAAGTGGAACAGCAGGTTCATCAGGAACTTCTGGAACAAGCGGAACATCAGGAACAAATGCAACTGCTGGTAGTGGAGGTAGCTCAGGTACTTCAGGCACATCTGGTACAAGCGGTACAAATGGTACGGCAGGTAGTGGTGGTTCATCAGGAACTTCTGGAACTAATGGAACGGCTGGTAGTGGAGGTTCTTCAGGTACCTCAGGTACAAGTGGAACTAACGGAACTGCAGGTAGTGGTGGTAGCTCAGGCACAAGCGGAACAAGCGGTACAAGTGGCACATCAGGTACAAACGGAACAGCAGGTAGTGGTGGCTCAAGCGGCACATCTGGTACAAGCGGTACGAATGGTACGGCTGGTAGTGGAGGCTCTTCAGGCACATCAGGAACTTCAGGAAGTAGTGGCACAAGCGGTACAAGTGGGACTAGTGGCACATCAGGAACTTCTGGTACTTCTGGTTTAGGATTAAATTGGCAAGGAGTTTGGAATAGTGGAACAACATACGCAATTAATGATATAGTAGAATACAATGGTTCATCATATATTGCAATAAATGTTAGCTTAAATGAGAATCCAGCTACACAAATTCTTTATTGG